ATTACCGCCCAAAGGAAGCTGTCGGCCTATATCACGTCCACCCTGCCGAAGACGCAGAGCGAAGACCCCAACGCCCTGCCTCACGCCTATGCGCCGAGCTGGGCCACATCCCATCTGGTGCTGACCCCGGTGATTTTCTTAGATCAGAGCAACGTGGCCTTGGACGCTTCCGGGCTGACGATCTCATGGAAGCGCAAGGACGGCACCGGCGCGGAAACGGCTCTCTCTGCCGGGGAGGCGGTATCCGGCGGCATTTTGACCGTAAGCCAGAACAAGCTGGCAGACTCAACTTCCGGCATGATTACTTATATCTGCTATATCAGCTATTACGATTCGGAAACCAAGAACACCGTCAATATCTCCTCGGACATTACCTATACGCTGGTAAAGAACGCGGAAAATGCCCGGCTTGCCTATGTGACGGCGGACACCTATGTATTTAAGTACAATACCAGCTCTGCGCTGGTGGGCGCGGCGCAGGCCACCCTTTCCGCACAGGTGCAGGGTGTTTCGGTAAGCAAGTGGCAGTACCTGAACAGCTCCGGCGTATGGACGGATTATCCCACCACCTCGGATAACACCAGTATTACCGGTGGCACCTTGGTGGTAAAGCCTGCCCATGCGGTCTTTTTCAATAATGTGGCGCAGATCCGGCTGGTAACGGATGACCCGGATGTATTTGACACCGTGAGCATTACCAAGATGTATGACGGCGAAAAGGGCGAAGCGGGCCAGTCCGGCTCCGGCGGCCTGTCGGTAATCCTTGGGAACGAGGCGCAGAACATTGCCTGCACCAGCGGCGGCCTCGTCCAGTCTGCGGTGGAGGTAACGATCCCTTTCACCGGGTATGTGGGGATCACGCAGACCGCCTGCACCTGCGAGGTGGGTGCGCTGCCTACGGGTGTGACGGTAAAATCCAATACTGCCGCCACCGCCTCGGCATCCGGCGCGGTGGTGCTGGCCTTTGCCTCTGGCGCGACCCTTGGCGGCGCTTCGGTGCTGACGGGAACCATTGACCTCACCTTTACGGTATCCGGGAAAACGGTGGTGAAGAAATTCGGATGGACAAAATCCATCCGGGGCAGCGAGGGCGCAAGCGCGGTGGTCTTTTCCATCTATGCGCCGGAGGGAACGGTAGTCTTAAACCAGTCCGGCTCCCTGACCTTGGCAACCTCGGCATACAGCGGCGCGACGGCCATTACCACAGGGGCCACCTATCAATGGGCCAAGTATACGGCGGGCAAATGGGAAGACATCAGCGGGGCGACTTCCTCGATGCTGACGGTATCCGGGGCGGACATTGTGAATATCCAGTCTTACCGCTGCACCATGAGCTATGGCGGGAAATCCTATGTGGATGTGATTACCGTGGAGGACAAATCCGACCCGTATGTATCGGAAATGCTTTCCATTGGCGGTTTTACCGTAAAAAACAATCTTGGCGGCCTTGTGCCCTATGTCATTGTCCGCACCAACCAAAAGGAGGTTGACCCGCTCCTCGGAACCATCAGCGAAACGGCCCCGTCCAGCCCGGCAAACGGGACATTTTGGTACAAGGTAGACCATACGGCCAAGACCGTTACCTTAATGAAGTACAATGGCACCGATTGGGCCGCCGCGACGGAAACGCAGAGCCTCACCTATACATGGTATAAGCAGGACAAGGACGGGAAGGCCGTCGCCTTTGATAAGACCGGCAAGGTGATTTATCTGTCGGCGGAGGATATTGACAGCATCGCCACCCTGCAATGTGACGTTTCCAACGGTTAGGGGGTGGCGCAATGGCCTTACTGACCTCCTGCCAGAATACCTTTCAGAATGTGCAGGGCTATGAGGACGCAGTGGAGGATTTGGAGGCATTGAAGGTCAATGTGCGGGAGTGCTATTCCGAGATTACAAAGACCTCGGAGCAAATCCAAAGCTCCGTCCGGGAAACGTATCTGTCCAAATCCGAGCTGGAAACCATACAGCAGGATTTTCAGGCCAGCATTACGCAAAACAGCAGTGAAATCCGTATGGATTTTACGGCGATCACAAACGAGATCATCAACAATGTATCGGCCAATCAGACGCTCTTGGAGGAGTATATCCGCTTCAAGGGGGCGCTCATTGAGCTTGGCAAGGTGGGAAATGCGTTTACCGCAGAGCTTTCCAACGAGGAGCTGGCCTTCAAGGAGAACGGCCAGCGCATTGCCTACATTTCCAATCAGATACTGGTGATTACCAACGCGGAAATTCGAAACAAGCTGTCCCTCGGCAATGAAAGCCGGGGCTGGTTTGATTTTATCCCGCGTGAAACCGGGAACCTGTCCATCAAGTGGCGCGGCCCGGTAAGTTAAACGGAAGGAGGGAGAACCCATGGCATCCAACGGCAGCTTTTCCGGCTCGATCCACAGCGGCCATTATGTGCTGCGGGTAGACTGGACGCAGACCAAGAATGTGTCTGCAAATACGAGTACCATCACAGCAAATGTATATCTGGTGAATGATTGGAGCCTGAGCATCAGCGGGCGCTCCGACAATTCCATTACCATTGACGGGACGGCGCAGACCTTCGCTTCGCCCTCTATTGGAAGCACCGGCTCCCACCTTTTGGGTACGGTGTCGCAGACGGTGAACCATGCCAGCGATGGAAGTAAATCGCTGACGATTTCCGCCGTGTTCAATATCCGGGCGACGTTAAGCGGCACTTACTATGGTTCCATTACGGCCAGCGCCACCATTACGCTGGATTCCATACCGAGGGCCTCCTCGGTATCTGCCGCCAACGCTACCATGGGATCGGCCACCAGTATTTCCATTAGCCGGGCATCTTCTTCCTTTACCCATACGCTGACGTACACCTTCGGAAGCGCCACGGGTACGATTGTCACAAAGACCACCGCCACTTCTGTATCATGGACGCCGCCGGTATCGCTGGCAAGCCAGATCCCCAAGGCGGTGACGGGAACCTGCACGATCACCTGTACCACCTATAACGGCAGCACGAATATCGGCTCCAAGACCTGCACCCTGACGCTGACGGTTCCGGCCTCGGTAAAGCCTACCATTACCAGCCTGACGGCGGCGCGGGTGGACGGGGATGTGCCGAGTAGCTGGGGGATTTATGTGCAGACAAAATCCAAGGCGAAACTCACCATCAACGGGGCCAGCGGCAGCTATGGCTCCACCATTACGGCTTACTCCATTTCCGGCGGCGGTTATACCAGTACGGCATCCAGCTTCACCACCGGATTTTTGAACAGCTCTGGCACCATTACCTTCTCCGCCACTGTGACGGATTCCAGAGGGCGCACCTCTGCGGCGGCCACAGTGAGCATTACCGTACAGGCTTACGCCCCGCCAACCTTCCAGAGCTATCTGTCCCAGCGGTGTTTAAGCAGCGGGACAATCAACGAGGACGGCACCTATATCCGGGGCCTGCTGACCTTCCAGTTTTCCTCCTGCGGCGGGAAGAATACGGTGTCCGGCTCGATCAAGTATAAGCGGACGACCGTTTCCACATGGGAGGCGGTAAGCGCGGCCTTTACCTCCGGCGCGGCGGTGGTGTTTGGCAGCGGCGGGATTTCCACCGAGTATTCCTACGACGTACAGTACACCCTGACGGATGCGTTTTCTTCCGTATCCATTCAGGACATTATCTCCACCGCCGCTGTGGTGATGGATTTCAAGCAGGGCGGAAAAGGCGTGGCGGTGGGTAAGGTGGCGGAAAAGGACAACTGCTTTGAGGTATCTGAGGATTGGGATGTGCGGGTATATGGGAAGTTACTGAAAGATTACATTGAGTCTTTCAGCAAGGCCATCTACCCGGTGGGCAGTATCTATATGAGCGTCAACGCCACCAACCCGTCCGCCTACTTTGGCGGCACTTGGGTGGCGTGGGGCGCGGGCCGGGTGCCGGTGGGGATCAATACCTCCGACAGTAATTTCAATACGGTGGAAAAGACGGGCGGCGCGGCGGCGGTAACGCTGTCTGCCACTCAGATACCCAGCCATACCCACGCGAAAGGTACGCTGGCGACGGCCAGTGCCGGGGCGCATACCCACAACCTGCAAAACCAAAAAGCGCCTTGGGGAACAAACGCCAGCAACCGCGTCCTTGTGGATGCGACCTCCGGCTATACGGCGGTGACAAACAAGGCGACCACCAGCGCCGGGGCGCACAGCCATACCGTCTCCGGCTCCACAGCGGCCACAGGCGGCGGGGGCTCCCACAATAACCTGCAGCCGTATATTGTCTGCTATATGTGGAAGCGGACGGCATAAGGAAAAATTCAGCCGAAGGGCTGTTTTTTTATACCCATTTTTAAGAAAGCGAGGACTGAAACATGAAGAATTTCTGGAACATGGCACAACTGGCGTTTGCCGCGATTGGCGGAGGGCTGGGCTGGTTCTTCGGTGAGATGGACGGCTTTTTCTATGCCCTCATTGCCTTTGTGGTGATCGACTATCTGACTGGCGTGATGTGCGCCATTCTCGACAAAACCCTTTCCAGCAACGTGGGCTTTCGCGGGATTTTCCGCAAGGTGCTGATCTTTGTCATGGTCGGGATCGGCCATGTGATCGACACCCAGCTCATCGGCAACGGCGACGCGCTGCGCACGGCGGTGATCTTCTTCTACATCTCCAACGAAGGTGTGAGCCTTCTGGAAAACGCGGCCCATGTGGGCCTGCCGGTGCCGGAGAAGTTGAAGGACGTGCTGGCGCAGCTCCATGACCGCACAGAAAATAAGGAGGATAACGAGGAATGAAACTGAAAGAATCCATTTTAACGAAGAACCCCTGCTATACCGCAGGGCGGAAAATCACAGTCAAGGGCCTCATGCTGCACTCAGTCGGGTGCAGCCAGCCCAAGGCTTCTGTATTTATCAATAGCTGGAACAGGGCCAGCTATAACAACGCCTGCGTTCATGCCTTCATTGACGGCAACGACGCGACCATTTATCAGACGCTCCCGTGGAACCACCGGGGCTGGCATTGCGGCTCCGGCAGTAAGGGCAGCGGCAATAATACCCATATCGGTGTGGAAATTTGCGAGCCTGCGTGTATCAAGTATACCGGAGGCTCGTCTTTTACCTGTTCCGACCTTGCAACGGCCCGCGCGGTGGCAAAGCGCACCTATGAGGCGGCGGTGGAGCTGTTTGCCTACCTCTGCAAAAAGTATAATCTGAACCCTACGGCGGACGGCGTGATTATCAGCCACAAGGAGGGGCACAGCCGGGGGATTGCCTCCAACCATGGCGACCCGGAGCATTTATGGAAGGGCCTCGGCATGAGCTACACCATGAATACCTTCCGGCAGGCGGTAAAAGCGGCCATGGCAGACTCCGGCACGTCTGCGGAAACGGATGGGTACACAAAAATCATGGGGACGGCTGCGGCAACGGTGGCGCAGATGGAGAGCTATCTCAAACAGGCCAACCCCTCCGTGGCGCAGTCGGTTATTGATATGATCCCGCTGTATCTTTTCGAGGGGAAGGCCGAGGGTGTCCGTGGCGACATTGCCTTTGCGCAGTCCTGTCTGGAAACCGGGAACTTCGGCTTTTCCGGCTCCGCCGTAACGCTGGATCAAAACAACTTCTGCGGGATGGGTGTCACCAGCAACGGCATGAGGGGAAATTCTTTTGCTACGCCCCAGCTTGGTATCCGGGCGCAAATCCAGCACTTAAAAGCATACGCCTCTACGGCGACGCTGGTAAATGCCTGCATTGACCCGCGTTTTTCGTATGTAACGCGAGGAGCCGCGCCCTATGTGGAGTGGCTTGGCAGTAAGGAAAATCCGAAAGGCGTGGGCTGGGCCACCGGAGCCGGATATGGTACAAAAATTCTCGCTATCTTGAAAAAGATTGTGGGAACCTCTGCGCCAGCCGCCAGTCTGTACCGGGTGCGCAAAAGCTGGGCGGATGCCGCCTCGCAAAAGGGAGCCTTCAAGGTGCTGGATAACGCCAAGCGGTGTGCAGACGAAAATCCGGGCTATTCGGTCTTTGACGGAACCGGAAAGGCGGTCTATACCAGCAAGGCGGCCACCACTACCTATACGGTCAAGAAAAACGATACCCTGTGGGGAATCGCGGCGAATCTGCTCGGAAACGGTAGCCGGTACAAAGAGATCAAGACCTTAAACGGCCTGACCTCCGACACCATCTATACCGGGCAGAAGTTAAAAATTCCTGCAAAGTAATTCCTGCGCGGCCCTCCGGGGCCGCATTTTTTGAAAAGGAGGCAAACCATGACAGACGCACAAAAAGAAAAAATCCGGTTCTGGCGCATGGAGGGCCTCGGCTATGGTACGATTGCCGCCCGGCTGGGGCTTTCGGAGAATACGGTTAAGAGCTTCTGCCGCCGGAACAACCTGACCGGCGTGGCCGCCAAGGAAACGCCGACCACCTGCCGCCATTGCGGCGCAGACCTTTCCCTGTCGCCGGGGCGCAAGGGGCGGAAATTCTGCTGCGCGGCCTGCCGCCGCGCATGGTGGAAGGCCCACCCGGAGCTGGTGAACCGGGAGGCGTTTTATCGTATGACCTGCGCCCACTGCGGGAAGGAGTTTAAGAGCTATGGAAACAAAAAGAGGAAATATTGTTCCCATGCCTGCTATATCGCGGCGCGTTTCGGGGAAGGAGGCAGCCATGACGAAGGAACAGTTTGACCGGGAGAAAAAGTATCAGGCGGCCCTTGCGGTGGCCCGGAACATGCTGGCAAAAGAGATCATAGACGAGGCGGATTTCCTGCGCATAGAGGCCAAACTGCGGGAGAAATTCCGGCCCATTTTAGGCGGCTTTTTATTCTGAAAAGGCTTTCTTTTCCGCGTGGCTTCCTATAACATCAGTGTCCAGAAAGGAGGGCGTATTTATGGAACGCATTATTACAAAAGTTGCGCCTGCTACATTGCAGCAGGCTCCGAAAGCAAAGCGTGTGGCCGCCTATGCGCGGGTATCCAGCGGCAGAGAAGCTCCGCTCCACTCACTATCCGCGCAGATCAGCCATTATAACGCATTGATCCAGAAAACGCCGGGTTGGGAATACGCTGGTGTGTATGCCGATGAAGCATTGACTGGAACAAAGGAAAGCCGTGGTGAATTTCAAAAGCTATTGCGGGCCTGCCATGCTGGCGAGGTTGACTTGATCCTTACAAAATCGGTTTCCCGCTTTGCTCGAAATACCGTTACCACTTTGAAAACCATCCGGGAGCTTCGGCTCATAGGCGTGGACGTATTTTTTGAAGAACAGAATATCCATACATTAGGCGAGGAGGGCGAGCTGTTGCTTACCCTCCTCGCCGCGTATGCGGAGGAAGAAGCCCGCTCAGTATCGGAAAATCAAAAATGGCGTATTAAATCCAACTACGAGCAGGGCCTCCCTTGGAGCATTACCATGTACGGTTATAAGCAGGTAGACGGCAGGCTGGAAATTGTACCGGAGGAAGCAGAAATCCTCCGTCTGGCCGCTGACCTCTATTTGGAAGGCTGTGGCCGGTACAAGATTGAAAAAGCCTTTGCCAACGCGGGGATTACCGGCAGACAAGGCTCGCCGCTTTCCGGCAATAGTATTATCAACCTTCTCTGCAATGAGAAATCCGTTGGTGATATGCTCCTGCAAAAAACCTATGTGGTAGACCCGATCTCAAAAGAGCTTCGGAAAAATAAGGGCGAAAGGCCGCAGTATTTTGTGGAGGACAGCCACGAGCCGATATTGGACAGAAAAACCCAGCAGCGCATAATAGAAGAACGCGCCCGGAGGGCTGCTATTTACAAGCCACGCTCGGGCGATTACAGCAGAAAGGTATTTCCATTTACCGGAAAGATGGTCTGCGGAAAATGCGGTAAGAATTTTACGAGAAAGACCGTGGCCATCGGCACGAAATCTGAAAAGGCGGTCTGGATTTGCCGGACATTTCATCAGAAAGGAAAGGCATACTGCGCGTCAAAGCGAATCCCGGAGGCCATTTTGGAGCGGGTGACAGCGCAGGTCTTAGGGCTGCCGGAATTTGACGCAAAAATCTTTGAGAAGAAAATCAAAGAAATTCAGGTGCCGGATAACGGGGAGCTGATTTATGTATTTCATAATGGTGCGACTGTGACCGCTACTTGGGAAAATCCTTCCCGGCGGGAAAGCTGGAATGAAGAAAACCGGCAGCGGGCGCGGGAATACGCGCTGAAAGGTGCTGCAAAAAGGAGGGCTGCGTCATGCCAGAAGTAAGAACAGCGCGGGTAACGGTAATTCCGGCAAAAAAAGACCGGCTTCCTATTGCTGCACTTGGCGTCGAAGAAAAAAAGCGCCTCCGGGTGGCGGCCTATGCCCGTGTATCCACGAACAACGAGGAGCAGCTCACCAGCTACGAAGCGCAGGTGGATTATTATACTCGGTATATTCAATCAAAGGAAGAATGGGAATTTGTGGAGGTCTATACGGACGAAGGAATCTCCGCAACGAATACGAAAAAGCGCGGCGGTTTTAACCGCATGGTGGAGGACGCACTGGCCGGGAAGATAGACTTCATTATTACAAAGTCAATCAGCCGGTTTGCCCGCAATACGGTGGATACGCTAACCACTGTCCGCAAGCTCAAAGAGAAAGGGATCGAGGTGTTTTTTGAGAAGGAGAATATCCGCACCCTCGACGGCAAGGGCGAGCTGCTTATTACCATCATGTCCTCGCTGGCGCAGGAAGAAAGCCGTTCTATCTCCGAAAATGTGACGTGGGGCCAGCGGAAACGCTTTGCTGACGGTAAGGTGAGCCTTCCTTATGGCCGGTTTCTCGGATACCAAAAAGGCCCCAATGGCCTGCCGGAAATCAATGAGCAGGAAGCGCAGACCGTAAAGCTGATCTTTCGGCTATTTCTTTACGGGAAATCTCCCTCGGCTATTGCAACATATCTCACTGGCGAGGGAATCCCAACGCCGGGCGGCAAGACCAAGTGGCGGGCAAAGGTCGTTGAAAGTATCCTCACCAACGAGAAATATAAAGGCGACGCCCGCCTGCAAAAGAAGTTTACTGTGGATTTCCTCACGAAGAAGCAAAAGGTCAATGAGGGCGAGGTGCCGCAGTATTATGTGGAAAACAGCCATCCCGCCATTATCCCTCCAGAGGTGTTTGACCTCGTACAATACGAATACAAACGCCGCAAGGCGGACGGTCACTGGACAAGCAGCATACATCCATTTAGCGGAAAAATTTTCTGCGGGAATTGCGGCGGCCAGTATGGCAGTAAGATATGGGATTCCAACACAGAGTATCGTCGCCTTGTATGGCAATGCAATGATAAGTACAAAGGGAACCGCTGCCATACGCCACACCTGACGGAAAATGAAATCAAAGCGGCGTTCTTGGTGGCGTTCAATACTGTGCTAAATGATAAAGCGGAGATTATGGCAGCTTATGGTGAAGTAATGGAAGCATTAACGGATACCAGCGACTTTGATTCCGAGCGGGAACAGCTTCAAAGCGAGGCCGACGTGGTAATGGAGCTGATTCGGAAATGTATTTCTGAAAATGCACATAAGGCGCAGGATCAGGAGGAATATCAGCGCAAGTATGAAGGTTATTGCAGCCGCTTCGAGAAAGCGCAGAAACGGCTGGCGGAGATTGAGGAAATTTGCTTGGAGCGCACCGCCAAACGGACGAAGATTTCCATGTTCCTCAATACTCTAAATAGACAACCTGAGCTGGTAACAGAATTTGACGAGGAGCTTTGGTATTCCACGGTGGATTTTGTAACGGTATATGAAGATAAGCGGATGGTGTTTACTTTCCGCGACGGCAATGAAATTGAGATTAAAGAAAATGCTTGGAAAGCAGCATAAAACGGCCCGCAGGTTTTCAACGCCTGCGGGCTTTTCGTCGTTTACATGGTACTCATTAAATGGAACAGAGCTTCTTTCTGTTCCTCGGTTAAGGTACTCCATTTTGCGAACAGCGCACGTTGCTCCTCGGTCATTTCCGCCGGGCCATTCCCCTCCGAGAAGAATTGCGCTAAAGTTATACCGAACGCCTTACATACCGCTTCCAAGGTTGGAAGCGTCGGCGCATTATTCCTGTTAAACATATTTGTGACTGTGGAATGAGAGAGTTTCGCTTCTTTTGCCAGCCGGTAATCCGTCCAGCCGCGCTCATCCATTAGTTGTCGTATGCGTTTCTGCGCATCCATTGCATCACCGCCCATCTGTATCTATTCTAAGCCCCAAATTGGTGGTATAATAGTCATAATCAGTAGCTACCATATTTCCCGAAAGGGGCATAGATAGTTATAGCATGGCGGGCGGCTGGGGATACTATTCATAATGAGGAGGCTTACACCATGGCAGAGCAAGAAACGCTGTTTGAGCGATTGGCCCGTGAACGAGGTATCACGGTGGAGGAAATGCGGGCGATTATTTCAGCCCGTATAGAGAAAGGCTTACATGATCCAGACCCGGAAAAGCGGGCGCAATGGGAACGGATACCCTGCGCCGGGGAAGTGCCTACACCGGAGGAGCTTCTGCGCTATGTGGTAAAAAAGCTGAAAGCAGAGGGCCGGGAGGATTTATTGAGCTGGTATCCGAACCTCTAATCTGAGGGGTGCATAATGCAAAGAAGCAGCGAGGTTGAACACCTTAATGGTGCCTTTCCCGCTGCTTTTTTTTCGCGCTAAATTCTATTAAAAACTGTCCCTTTAGACATAAGTCCACCGTAATTTTGATAGAGTTATGGTGGATTTTTTATAACCTTTTTGTGCTCTGATCAGTTTTATGATAAAATTAGTATAATAAGTATAAGTTTAATATTGAGAATATGGTTTATTATGTGGTATTTACCAGACGATGACTCAAAAGCGGTTATTACAGCAGTTGAGCAGATACATAGCGCACATCGTGAATGCCATTTACGTCTGCCAGAAACAGCGATTGTGTTTTTTATGAGCAAGGGGACGGATTACCTTGTGGGACATCCCTTCACTATTACGAATCCATTGAGGCTTCCTTTCCAAATAAAGTTTTTAGTGTTGCGCATTATCTCGGATTAAGGGCAGTTGCGCTGCTGATGGTTTCCGATATACACCCCATAAAACAAGAAGCTCCCAAATGGGAATGGCATATGACAGAAGAAATGAAGTATCATCTTGCAGAACAGGGAATTGCATTCGCAAAACAGCTGACCAATAATCCGCACGCTTGCAAGATGTAGTTTAAATTTGCACAAGAGCCTGCAAAGCCAACCGGTGCGCTTGAAGAGGATGATTCGAGCGTACACCACGCAGTTGCCCAGTAGTTCTCCGCTTGCTCCCAACAGCGTAGCAATGGGGTGAATGAAAAGAAAGCCGAGAATTGCCAACGACAGTCCTAAGCCGAAGTTACATAGACGATGAGAGAAAAATACCGGTTCGCCTTTTCTTTGCCCCCGGCTCCATAGGTGTTGGAGATCAAGGCCGTTCCGCCTGTGCCGAACATAAAGCCCACGGTTCCCAGGATTTGCAGCACTGGCATAATGAGATTGACTGCCGCAAAGGGAGTCTTGCCCGCAAAGTTGGATACGAAGAAGCCGTCTACCACGCTGTAAATAGAGGTGAAGATCATCATGGTGATAGATGGAATAGTAAATCTGATTAGTTTTTTTATAAGTAAAATGGTCGGAAAGCTGAATTTTCATAATTCCTCCAGAATATTAGTTTTTGGCTTTGAAAATCGAAACATTTTGCTGGGACCGGATTCGTCACATTCTTCCGGAGAAACAGCGCTATTCATCATATATTCTCCAAAAATAAAAAATACCCGGCAACGCAAATGCGTAACCGAGCTCACTCGACATCTTATCTGACAGACGGCCTGCAAGCGTGGGCTTGCGATCCTCGACACTACGGTGAACTGTCCTCCGATGATGTGTATATTATATTGGGTAAAGCGGCAATTGTCAATAGGAATGGGAAAAGTTACCAGAGCGACAGCGTTTCTTTTTTCTGGGGCCAAGTGACTATGCATTCGGATGCCGCCGAATACAAGATACGGGGCAACGGCGAAGGTGCCCATGGTTTTGCCATAGCATGAAAAAGTGGAACCAAGCTGAGGGAGCATTCTCCCGGGCTTGGTTCCATTGCCTGTTCAGGAAGAGTATAGTGATGTTTCCATCGCTTTTCCGTACAGATCCAGAACGCACCGGACCTACAAAGATGAGTTGCAGCCCAACCAAACCCGGAGAGAGGGCGCGTCACGCGGGACTTGGGGCAGAAATTCCTTGAGATGTACAGAGAGAAAGGGACTTAACCTTCTTTGGACTCTTCCAACTTTTTTTTGTAACCCAGGACCATTGCCTCAAGTTCGTTCAAAATTCTAGTTGTCTCCGCTTCAACCTCTTCTGGTGAATGCGTGTAATAATAAGAGGGAGGGAATAATTGCCAACTTGATCCGCCATAAAAGTACCAAATGAAATCCATCCTCTCCAGTTTCAGCTTCCAACGTCTTTTCTCAATCCATTTTTTAAGCCATTTCATACTTTGACACTCCCCTCTTTAAAATGTACGTGGGTTCGTCGTCCGCATTTCCAGTATTTTCCTGGATTGCTTTGCGTACCTCTAAGCATTTTTAGTATATCACAAAAAGCATAAATGCGCAACAGAAAAGAGGAAAAAAATGCAAAAATAATAAACGGCATGAGAAAGGAAGATATATGACAAGTGACGATTTGTTTCGACAAGGCAGTTCAACAGCAAATGTGTTTTTCTGCTCTTGATGATTGATAAAACCAGAAGGGCAGTAGAACTAAGTTTTAAAAAAGAGATTGATTTTTTACGTGTGAGCTGCTTGTTTTTTGCACGTTCCGCTGCTTGGAAACAGAGTTATTCTTTCTGGCGATGGGATTTAACCTAAAAAAGCGGTGGATGAAACAGAGCAGAAACCGCGAAAAGACGCATTTATCCACAATTAAAACAGCGTAAACATAGAAAAATGCAGAATATCAAGATTCAGGCCCCACCAAAACTGCCTTGCACCAATGGATTACCGCAGCTTGCTGGAAGCTGCATAAAAGAAAACCAGGACCTCATA